GGCATTATCTTGAGGTCGCCGAGGGAATTGAATAATCCGGGTAAGTCTAGTTCAGCAGTAAGAGGGTCATTGGAACAGTCGAGCTTGAGATAGCGCGCATCATTCTCAGTAATATCGCTAGCAGACATACCAATTGTATCGATATTCCCGGTCTCAGGATTTATGACATAATCCTCGGCGGCAAAGATTGAATTTGATAAAAATATAACCAATAATAGGCTTAAAAGGATTTTTCTCATGTTCCACCTGCAAAAAGTTTATAATAATCCACATAAGTAAGGCCTGTTCTGTTCGACCAATCGGTATTTAATAAAGTAGCCATATCAGTTCCTTTTCTTCCTTTTTTGGCGTAATATTTATATATATAATGCCTAGCTGTCCCGGACGTAAGGGTCTGCTGTATGATATATGACCCATCCTCATTCATATAGGCATTATATCGTTCGACAGTGCTATCCATATCAGCTCTGACGACGTTAAATAGGCCTTTTTGATCGCCAGACCTGACATAACTCCTAAAAAAATCTTTTAGTTCAAATGCCATATTTCACCTATAGTATTATTCTAGCCTCATCCTCAGTAAGATTTAACTTTGATTTAAGTTTATCTCTAACCTCTTTCTTTTTTATTCCTGACGGAGAGGATTCGCTATCAGCTATATTCTGAAGCCTGATTGCTTCATTATAATCAACGGCTATCATATCAATAATCTCTATTTCATTGTTTTTGAAACCCGCCGCTTTAGCATTAGTAATAAGAATAGCCTCATTATCCCCATATTGAGTCTCCCCTAAACGGCCTGTGATTTTATTTCTAAATACTTTCATAATTTCCTCCTTATTTAAATGCTAGATAATTGATAGAAAGTGTACCCGTGGGAGAAGCCGTTTTGACCCAGGAGATTGTAAATCCATCAGCATCCCAAGAGCTTACACTTCCGGCATATATGTTAGCGCCGTCTTCGTCATAAACAATTCCACCATTAGTAAGGTCTATATTGTAGACCGTAGTTGAATTGCCTCTTTTAGCAATAGCAGATTGTCTGTTCCCATGAGTGCTATCGCTTGACATTCCCCAAGATAATTCAGCAGAACCTTGTTTGACCCCTTGGAAGATTATTACTGTCGGTGTAAAACCCAATCCTGTTATAGCTTGGGTACTAGAAGTCAAAGATACATCTCTTGTAAATAGACCTACATACATATCGGTTGAGAGTGCTTTTACAAGATTGGTAATCGTGGTCTTTGATATTGTGTTGCTATTCTCGCTGTCCGATAGCAATAACTCGTCTGCAGCAACAGGGGTCGTTTTGCTACCTAATCCATTTATGTCAAGGGCTGCCGTTAATTGTGCTATTGTTGATTTTTTCTGTTTATTACTATCTGCTGAATCATTTATGGCTACAGAATCGGCAGATACGGGCGCGGTTTTTGCCGTCAAGATATTTATAGATGATGTAGACGGGGTTACATATTTTACACCGTTAGTTCCGGTTACCATATCCGCTACACTTGCTATCTCAAGATCAGTTGCCGGTGTAAAGGTTTTATTTTCTAGGGCAGTACCGGCAGAATCCCACCCTAAAACAGTATCAGCTACAGGAACGGGTAATGTAGCACTCACACCTGTAACTGAAATAGGAAGTATCAAAGTCCTGTCTGTGTCTTCGGCCTGCTCCTGAGATACGAGAGTACGTATATCAAGATCATTCTCTACTGTATCAGCAGGGAACTGATTATAGTCATCATAGTCAGAGGCTTGAGTATTTGTAGTTTCTCGGTAGACTGTAGCTGTCCCAGAACCTGTACCTGCTGGATCAACTAGAGTAACCACGCCACCTACACCATCTGAGTTCACCACTACAGTATAATCAGTCGTGTAGGTTAGCTCAGTATCCACGTTGTCGGCTGTAACAGTAACCTTTATGTCCGTAGGAGCGCTCACTAGGGCCCGAAAGGTAAAGGTAAGCGTAGATGTTGTGCCATCTAATGTAAATTGCTGTTTTCTTGCGGTAGTTGCAACTGTCATAATAACCCCCTTGTTAAATAGGTGATAATCCTTTTTTCTTTCCTTCTTTCCCTGCTATGTATTCATAAAATCTGATGAATGTATTTATGGGCGCGGCCGTTATCGGTTCTAAGACTGATGCCGAAGCTTTTAAATAATCTCCTGCGGTAACATCTTTCTTTGTAAGTTTACTTAATCCTGTTTCTAGATCATCTAAGAATGGTGTGCTAAAAATCTTCCAGGCCTGTTGACCGCTTATTTTTCTCATAGTAAATCTTACTATATCACTTATCACCGGAATGGCATTGACAGGATTAACTACTAGCTGGATCATGATTTCATCGAGTATCTTTTCAACAAGCTCATCTTCGCCACGTCCACCTATTTTCTTGACAGCCTCCTTAACCAAGAGACCTGACATTGAATAAAGTATTGGCTGTATAACGGCATATATAGCCATCACTTTTGAAAATTGACCTAAGGATATATCTCCATTATGATAACTCATTATGGCATCGCCCATCTTTCTGAAATACTGATTGGCTGTATTCTTAAATGCTAAAAATAGCCGCGCAAAAGGATTTCTGCTATTTTGGAATTGAGATAAGCTTGAAGAAAGCCCGGATTGCTGGGCCTTAATAGTTGCTTTCTCAAATGTTACCATAGCCTCTTTTATACTTTTGCCTTTTTTCAATTCAGATTGGACTAAGGGATACCCTCCATAGATAATAGCTGTTATATCCCCGGCTCTCGCAAATGTACTTAAAAACTTATGCCAGCTACCCCAATGGGCGCTTATTTTTTCGGCCCCGCTAATAGCATCTTTTATGGCTTCTGTATATCCTCTGTTAAATCTTGCTTCTAAGAATGGAGCATTATTCCACATAAAATTGAATGTCTCTTTAGGGCTTGTAATGCCTTTAAGGAAATCTCCAGTCCATTCGGCAGCGCTCATATCTTCTATATAGTTGCCGGTAGACATCAACTGTCTAACAAGTGTACTTGGATTCAAAGCAATCTTAGCTGTTACCCAATTATTTATAGCTGTTCTGAACCATCCGCTAACAGCGTCAATCTTTGTTATATGAGCATTGAGAGACAAATTATCAATCTGATTTCTCAATACCTTATAGACATCTTCTCCGAACTTATCCTCAATAGAATGCTTGACTTTTCTATCAGTAAATAATCTCTTGAGTGTTTCATGGGGTCTACTTAAATTGCTAACGTGTTCTGCCTGAGCTATATGCCTTTGCGTTTTATACCAAGCATCACTTGGCTTAGGTATCACTTTACCCTTAGCTCTTTCTTTCATGGCCGAAGGGGTCTCTCCTTGTATTCTTATATCATCAAACACATTCTCTTTATATTCTGAGGTAGCAGGCCAATAATTTTCTACAAAACCTAAATCTCGGCCAGTAATCTCAATACTTCTCTGATTAAGGATTGATCTATATTCCTGGACAGTTTCTTGCAAGTAATCAGCAAGCGCAATATCATTTCCGTTAAGTTCTCCCATGAGATTTTGGACTTGGGCTTCCCCGAAGGTATCATAGTATCTTTGCTTGACATTATCATTCTTAAGAGAATTATATATATCTATGAGTTCAAGCTTACTGACTTCTGTAACTAAGCCATCAAAATCTACAAGCTTATATTTAGCTTTTGCCATAGTCTCAAAAATTGACATCACATTCTTTTCAACATATATCCTAGAGGCCTCATTAGCAATTTGCTTTGTCTTAAAATATATGGCCGTATCTCTGTTGTTTTCAGCTATTTCAGGATCGTACTTCTCAGCCATAGTCTTTCCAAAGGTAGAATTGAGCATGGAGTATATATTGGAGAAACCTTTACGATACACATTGCCGATCTTTGTTTTTATAGTCTTCTTATTACCCTTAATCCTACCTATTGCTTGCAAAGCTTCATTGGCTCTTTCTTGGCGTTCAAGGCCTTTGATAAAATCTTCCTCGGTCTTAGCCTGTTCGCCTATTTTTTTCATAGTCTGTATATCTTTAAAGACTTGTCTAAATAACTCAGATGAGGCGGCTTTTCCATTAGCCTTTAAAGATAAAAATCTTTTTCTAATAAGCTCTATCTCTGTTCCAGTTTCAGGATAAGTGTCTAGTTCAGCCTGTGCCTTAGCTTTATTAAATCTCGAAAACTCTCTCAAATCCTCAAATAACTTATTTGTTTCATAATCATATTTGCCTATACGCTTCTGACCCACTTTTCTAGGTTTGGCAGCTTTGAGTTCTTTTTTTATCTTGGCTCCGAGCTTGGTCTTTTCAGCAGCAACTTCAAGTCTAGCCATGCGAGTTACTATATCAGGCATAGCTTTTTGTAATTGCTCCTGGGTTTGAATATTTTTGATAGTCTTGATAAACTTAGCCTTGTCTGCAGGGGCTAATTCGGATGAATCAATAAGTCTTACAATATCTCCCTGTAAATCCTTTATTTCTTCTTTGGCAATCCTGCGACCTTCTCGTATTCCGCGCCTTATATGCTGTATCTTCTCTTTCAGGATGGTAGTTTCTTTTTTGGATATGATTTTAGGCTTACCTGTTTTTATTATATCTTTTAAAGATTTCTCTTGCGCTTCCCAATCTCTGAGATAATCAGATAGTTCTCTAAGATTTTTAAAAGTAATACCCAATCCGGCTTGATTAACTTCTTCTAAGGCCTCATCGGGGAATATTGCACCTTTTTTGGTAACATATCCTTTAGGGAAGTTTTTAAGTTCTTCAGCAAGAAAGCCTTTTTCATGCGGTTTAATGCGGCCTTTTAATAAATCCTTGATTTTGCGGCCTTCCTGTAAGGCCTCCGATGCTCTTTCGACCTTTTCAAGGCGAGTTTCCATCGCTTCTATCTCTTTATCAAGAGCAGTCCTACCTATAGTATCTGGCTCAATAACTTCGGGTTTTATGGCTTCTTTTGCCACCTCAGGGGCTATTATAGGAGCTTTTTCGGCTTCAGGTATACCTTCCTCTACCTCTGGGGCTATTGCCTCCACAGCAGGCTCTGTAGGGGCTTCTCGGACTGCTTCTACGATTTCGTTGATTAAATCTACATCTTCTTGCGTTTTAACCAGTTTTTTGGCCCTTGCAGTAGCTGCTACGTCCACAACGCCTCCTGGGCCAGCAATAACGGATAAACCGGCCGCAGATCGCGCGGCAGTTTCAATTAAACGGGTTCGCCATTCCTCAGGCGTAGGAGTTGCATCAGGTTTTTCATCTATCATGCCACCTATAGTTTCAGCAACAAGGCTTGTAACTTCCTGCAATTCTTCTTCTGCGACTTCTCCGCCTACCGTCCTAAGGTATCTACCTAAGGCTAGGGATATAGCCTTTTTGCCTGTATCTGTCCTTATAACCTTAGAAAAGGCCTGTTTAAAAGGCTTGGAGAGGAGCTTAAACTGTGCAAGTTCAATTACACCTATAAGCGTACCGCTTGCCAAAGATAAAGGCCTGGCAGTATCCTCACTTACACCTTTTTCAACCATGTCAAGGTATAAGTCTCCGCCTTCTCTGTCTAGAATATTATTTATGACTCCGTAAGAATATCCTGTCTTCATCCCGATCCCAAAAGCGGCAGGCACAGTAATAAACTCCTCCGGGACTAGGGCTTGGGGCCCAGCTTGGCCTGCTGCCGCCGTGATTGCCGCGAATCCACCACCTATTGTAAGAGCATATTTCAGACCCTCTTTTTGAGAACTGAGCATATAAGGTAATAGTTGCGCCGCCTCTCCTACTACATATTTAAACGGAGCTTCTCTAAAGGCTAAATCTTCATATGGCCCAGCTTTTTTTAACCAATAGTCTCTTTCCTTATTTCCTTTACTAAGGGCCTCGGTAGTATCCATCCTGCCCCACATAGCCTCTCGACCATAAGTTGAGCGCACAGCATTAGCTTTATCTATGGTGAGTTTATATTTTATATATTGAGGTAAAGTAGGATCGTTATTGGCAGGCAGGCTTCTCCCAAACAACTCCTCAGTAGAGAAAGACTTTTGTTTAGATTGTCCTAGTAGTTCTTCTGTAGTGATTATTTTTTCCGCCATTGGTTATTTCCTATATATGTATAACCGTCCCGGATTTCTCCTATTTCAAATCCGTATTCGTCTTTTTCTGATATTCGCCCTAGCTCAGAGGTAAGCTTCTCAGTTATTACTTCCTGCACGGCATCCTGGGGATTTTTACCGGCAATAACTTTCTCCATTAAACTACCGTACATCTCTGCTTTTGCCCTGGCCTGTTCAGGCTTAGAAGCATATAAACTAGATTGTGCAGCAAGCTGTTCTAAAGCATCCTGGAATACGGCATCTCTATAAAAGGTTTTGGAAGTTTCACTAAGCAAATCTGTCATTTGTTTATTGGTTATAAATCCTTCAGCATTTGCATTTATTACATCTGCCCTGAACTTGGCAATATCTTCAAATGGGACTTTACCCATTCCAAACCAAGCTTTTTCCTGTTTGGATAACGCAACATTTCTTTCGACAAGCTCATTATATTTTGTTATGCTATCAAGCTGAGTAGGATCGGCGAGCTTAACTGATTTAAGGCTATTTATATAAGCCTGGCCGAACTCAGCGCTTACCAGGCCATCATTCATATCGGCCCGCACCTTCTCTATTAACTCAATACCAGTAACAGGATTGCCTTGTGGATCAGCCATATTGACTCTTAACTGTACAAGTTCATCTTCCCTTTCATTTATAGCAAAATCCTGAGCAAGCATTACTTCCTTCTCTTGCTTCTTCTGTAAATCCTTTTCATCCTTTATAACCTGCTGGGCTTCCTTAATATAGTCCGAGTAAATCTCTTCTCCTTCTTTCTTTCCGAATATCCCGGCATTGACTTGAGCATCTACAATATTTCTCATTTTGGTAGAACTCACCAATCTGCCTTTCTCGTCGAGAGAATTGATATAATTACTTTTTTCAAGGTCTAGAAGGCGGAAAGTATTTACCTGTCCGACTTCGACGGCTTTCTTTTTATAAATATTGTCTATTTTTATCCTGGCAGCCTGATTTCCGAATTCAAAATCAATAGAGGCTCTGCCTTCGACGGCTTTATTTGCAAAGCCCTTAAGATTGGATTTTTTAAGATTGTCTAGTTCTTTATAATATTGTTCGGAATTATTGTAGCTAATATCATTTTCTGCCCTATTGATTATATCTGCGACTCCGGATTCATAGTTTGCCTTAGCGCTAGTATATTGTATTGTATCTAAGGCATTGCTCCACTTAATACCAATATCTTGAATCTCTCCGGCGGTCTTTCCTACAATGTCATAGATATTTCTTTCTCCTGCACCAGTTCTAAGGAATCGAGGTTGCTGTGTAGTTAATTGACGCTGTGAATCAAATCCTGGTAATTTTGGCATTATGGTTTCCTCGCTCTTTGTGGAAAGCGTGTGCTTGCAAAAGCTGCTGTTTGCAAAAGACTTGTAAAGGCATTCGTATACCCTGCTGTCAAAGCTACTTTAGACTCTACTTCGCCCCGTCTCCTATATTCCGCCGCTCCTGATACAGCATATCGCTTTTGTATATCAAGATTGTATTGACCTATGGCCTTGTCAAGCAACATCTGAGTTTCAGTATCAATCATAACGGCAAGGGGTGATCCCGATAATAAAAGACCTGCTTTTGCTGTTCTTGCAACTCCTACACCTCGCGCGCGTCTTATGGCCCTATCATACTGATAGGCTTCAAGGCCTTTTTGTGCCTCTACCATCTCAGCCTGTTCTTCATAAACAGTCGCATTGTATTCAGCTTGAGATTTTATTTCCGCGCTTCTAGTGATACCAGACGCTATCTGTGCGCTGGCTTGTAATACTCCTAATCCTAGTATCGCGCTTGTTACTGCTCCCATTTTAACCTCACTTATCGTAAGTTGTTAATACTGACATTATACTTAACATTTCAATCGGCAATGGGTCTTCGTTTTTGATATATATTTGTGCACCATATTCGTAATCAGATTGAAGGGTAATATTTGGAGCAATACCTGTAAATAAAAGTTCGGGTGTGCCTAATTCTGTGTTAGGGTCTCTAGTACCTGCCCTATCAAGAGTCGTAGAACTACCGCCTACCTGAAAACCTTTATGAGACCTATTGAGTTTAAATGCTACCTCATTTATCTTTTGCACCCGGCCCTGGGACGTGCCTCTAGCTGAGCCAGCCTCTCTAGGCAATACATATAGAATCTGATCATAGGGTAAGCCGACATTTACCACAAAATAATCATATGCAAGTTGTATTACACCTGAGGCTACAGTCTTGCTTGGCTTATCTGTTCCGCCATCACCCAACACGCTTACAGTCATAGCTTCTAAATGGCTCAATCCTGAGATAGTCTGGACAGAAAGACCCCATTTCCCGGCAGCATAACTTGAGGCATCAAATACGAATTTTACTGTCGCCACAATAACAGTCCCTGAAGTAAAAGCTGTTATCTTGGCTTCTCCTACTGTTGAGCCGTCGTCTGTGTCTATCGCACGTATTCTTTGTCCCACATCTCCGGATACAAAGTAATTGGTATTCGCCGTTATGGTTATAGTCGATCCCGTACCGCCTGTGGCCGATAGAGATATGGTCGCTGATGAAGATGTAGTTGAGTCATAAGCATTATAGGTAAGGGCCGAATGTAGGTATAGGCACAAATCCTGCCTATCCGGGACTTCTATATTCTCAAAAACCTCCACATATCGTTTCTGAACGCTGTTTATCCATCGCTCGACTATTACCCAGACCTCATCATAAGACTTGGTCTGCGATGGAATAACGGCTACTGAGCTATAGGTACCAGTAGTTGTTTGCTTAGCCCAGGCCTGAACCTCTTGGTCTACTTCGCGTGTAAGAGTGGCAAGTGTCCCATTTGTCAATACACAATAAAGTATGGTATCTGGATTTTGCTGATAATCCATATCTATTATTCCCTCACCTAAAATATGAGGAGAGAATATGGTCTTATCAACTGCCTTATAGGTATCCAAATCCCAGAAGTAAAATAATTCCCTGAGTTTTCTTCCAAAGCGCTGGACATAGTATATAAAATTGCCTATTCCTACAGGCACTATATCTTCGGCACCAAAGCTTACCTGTTGAGAGGCATTGGCATTGGATGGGGTTATTGGCTCACTTGAACCGCTATTGACAATGAAAGGCCCTCCATAAGTACCGGCTATTAAGGATTTGGCCGAAGCCAGCCATTGTATCTCATTCGATTCATTTGAAGCAAGTGCAAGATTTAGCCCATCATCATCAGCCGCGCCATCGAGGGCGAAGTTATCGTATACGAATACCTTTGATCCCCATAACTTTTGAGGTTCAGTCGCAGTTCGGGCCATAAATAATCTTCGTTCATGGAAAACAATCCTAGCCGGATAACCTCGTACAGCACTCCAGGCTCCCTCAGCCCAATCAGTTGTAGCTGTGGCCGCCGCTATGGTTAAGTTTTTAATAACGGTTGCGGTAGCAGTAAAAGTATCAACGACATCAGTTATCTGTACATATCCTTG